AGAGGTGGTTTTGTTTCTACTGACATTGGTCTAGAAGACACCTCTGAATCCTTTGGGCTTCCAGCAACAGCAGACTTTATGTTTGCGTTGATCTCTAGTGAAGAACTAGAAAAGGCAGGGCAAATGCTTGTCAAACAATTAAAGAACAGATATAATGATCCAACACTTAATCGTAAGTTTATAATTGGTGTTGATCGTGCAAGAATGAAACTGTTTGATATTGAACAACAAGCACAAAATATAATACAACCAGAGGAGACCAAGTATGTCGAACACAACCTTAAAGAGGCGAAAGAAGAAAGCGCCGAAGAAAAATACAAGAAGTTCCAAGACTTCCAGTTCTAATATAGAATATTCTATCATAACAAGTAAGAAAGGTAAAGGTTATATCTTTCAAGTAATACAAGGTCCATGTGGACAACATGAAGAACCTAGAGTAGTGCAAACATTTAACTTTAGAGAAAAGGCTAAAGAATTTGCAGATTTTCATAATAAAAACCAGATTTGGAAAGTAAATGGGGGTATTCCTAAGTTTCTCCTTGACTAAATAGTTATTTTAGTATATACATGGGAGTAATGATGTTAAGTTTAAAGGGACATATACAACTAAACGAGGCTAGAAGTCGTGGCGAAGAAATGGAAGAGTTCATTGTCGCTGCGGTTAATAATTCAAAAGAACCTAAATCAAAATACGGCATTCCTGCCGGTGCAGGCAAAAACGTTGCCAAATTTCTTAAATCAAAAGGTATATCAGGTAAAGGTAAAGTTTTAGGTGCAGACACTATAACTGTTACACCTGAGTGGACATCTTACTGGCCTGGCGGTAAAGTTCCAGGTTCTACTAAAACACCTAAAACAGATTTTGTTATAGGTAAATCTAAAATATCATTAAAATCAGGAAGTGCGGCCCAGCTAATGTCTGGTGGCCGTAATGAAAGTATTGCAACATTTTACACAGCACTAAAGAGTGTAGAAGGTATGCAAAAAAAATTAGTAGATAAACTTACAGACATGTTTGAAGGACTTGCACCAGCAAGTGTTGCCGGTAGTGAGTTAGGAAAAGAAATAAAAAAAGGTAAAGATAAAGCAGTAGTAAAAGCAAATCAAGCACACAAAGAATTGATGGGTGAGTTAAGATCAATATTTGCAGGTAATCAAAAATTTGCTAATGCTTTTGCATACGAGGCAATGTCAGGTGATGTTAAGTTTGGTAAAAGTTCTCTTGGTAGCTGCACACATTTTTTAACAACAAGTTTTGATGGTAAGAAAGCACATTTAGCAAAAGTTAATGACAGATCATATGTAAATAAAATTGCAAAACAAATGAAAGTATCAGTGCGTTTTAAATCATCAAGTCAAAAAGTAGGTGGCAAAAAAACAGGTAAGTACAAATATTGGTCAGCGGTTGGTTTGATTGTTGATAAACTAGATGAAGAAATGTCACCAATACATGGACAGATACTTACAGAAAGTGTGCTAGATAAACTTAAAGCAATTTATAGTAGAGTAAAAGATTTTATTATATCTTTATTTAAAAAGATAATGGCATATGTATCAAAAGGCTTCTTTTTCTTAATAGATTTTTTAGATGTTGAACCACAAGTAGATGTTGATCCTACTGTAAGAACGGATGTATAATGGAACTATTAAAGGAAGATAAAAATACACATTTAGAACATCTTGAAGATGACATTATTAATAATGGTTTTGAAGGTGGTAAAAATGCTATAGCTTTTTTAGAAGCATTAAATGAAATGTTGTCTGGTCATAGTTCTAGTAAAGTAAATGTGAGTGTTAAGTGGGATGGCGCACCAGCAATAGTTTGTGGTCCTAGTCCTGAAAATGGTAAATTTTTTGTAGGCACAAAATCTGTGTTTAATAAAAATCCAAAAGTAAATTATAATATTGCAGATATAAGAAAAAATCATGAAGGACCTGTTGCAAATATTTTAAGAGAGTGTTTACAATATCTTTCTCGTTTAGGTATGAAAGAGATACTACAAGGTGATTTGATGTTTATACAATCTGGAAAAAAGAAAACAACATATAAAGATCCTTCAGGTAAACAAGAACAAATGATTTCTTTTCAACCTAATACAATAGTTTACATGGTACCAGAGAATACACCTTTTGGTAAAAAGATAGATCGTAGTAAATTAGGTATTGTTTTTCATACAACTTATAAAGGTTCAAGTTTTGATAAACTATCTGCCAAGTTTGGTGCAAATGTTTCTAAATTAAGAAGAACACCTAACGTGTGGTTTGATGACGCTAGATATAAAGATGTATCAGGTAATGCGTTAATGACAATAGGTGAAAGTCAACAATTACAAAAAACAATAAACATGGCATCAGGCTCTTTGAAGAAGTCTAAAGAAATGTTAAATAAAATTAAAACAGAAAAGAATACTTTATCAGTAGGTGTACAATTAAAAACTTATCTTAATTCTTTTATACGTGCTGGAACAGATTTGCCAAGCACAGCTAAAACTGCTGAGGCATTTAAACAACACTATAAAACAAGAACACAAAAAGAAATAGACAGTGTTAAGACTGATAAGGCAAAAGAAAAATATCAGACTATTCAGAATACTGGTCTTAAATTTATTGATAATCATAATGAAAGTATTTATTTTGCTTGTGCAACGTATAAAACATTACAGACCGCAAAAGGCATTATTATTGCAAAAATGAATAAAGCAAAAAGTATTGGTACGTTTAAAACAACACCTAAAGGTATGGTTGCAACAAATCCAGAAGGTTATGTTGCAGTAGATAAAAAAGGTAAAGCAGTAAAACTTGTAGATAGGTTAGAGTTTTCTATACAAAACTTTACAGCAGCAAAGAATTGGGAGAAAGGTTAATG